AAATATGAAATTTGTAAAGGGTTGGTATCTACCAGATTCAGATACACACTTTGAACACTATATCAAAGATGGTGGTTATCAGACCGTACATAGAAACACAATATTAAATCATATTGTTATGAACAAACATATTTTAAAGAATTGTGTTGATGTAGGATCACATATAGGTTTCTGGTCAAAAGACTTTACAAAATTATTTAAACACACATACGCATTTGATCCTATACCACAAGTGAGAGAATGCTATGTAAAGAATATAACTAATTCTAATTATACATTATATCCTTATGGATTAGGTAAAGAAGAAAAGAAGATAAGTGTATTGTATTCTCCTAAAGAAACAGGTAATACACACGCTAGCGATAAAGGTAATTTAGATGTAGAGATTAAAACACTAGATAGTTTTAATTTAGAAAATATAGATTACATTAAGATAGACGCAGAAGGATATGAAATAGAAGTTGTTGAAGGTGCAAAAAAACTTATAGAGAAATGTAAACCTTTCATACACATAGAAGCAAAGAAAAAAGTAATGGTAAAACAAAATATAACTATGACAGAAATAGAAGAATTATTTAAAAGTATTAATTATAAACAAGTATTAGCAGTTAAATCGGAGTTATTATATGCACCTAGATAATGAAATAAAATTAGATTATAAAGATGTATTGTTGAAACCTAAAAGATCAACATTATCATCAAGGCGTGATGTAGATATGACTCGTAAATTTACATTTAAAAACTCTGGTGAAACATATGAGTGTTGTCCAATAGTTGCGTCTAATATGGACGGTGTAGGAACATTTAGTATGGCGAAAGTTATACAAGACTATAAGATGATGACTACAATTACAAAGACAACAACAATGGATCAATGGAAACAAGCAGTTGGTAGTGGAATTAAATTAAAGTATGTATCAGTATGTACAGGTACAAACAAACTATGGACAGATGACGCTGAAGATTATGCTACAATGAAAGAAGTATTAAAGAGTTATCCAGATGTTAAATTTATTACGATAGATGTAGCAAATGGTTATCATACAAATTTCTCATCTTTCATATCAAAAGTTAGAGAAGAATATCCAGACAAAACTATTATTGCAGGTAATGTAGTGACCGCAGAAATGACAGAAGAATTAATTATAAGAGGTGCAGATATAGTTAAAGTTGGTATAGGACCAGGTAGTGTATGTACAACAAGAACTATGGCAGGTGTAGGTGTACCACAATTTTCAGCAGTAATGGAATGTGCTGACGCTGCCAATGGAGTTGGTGGACATATAATGGCAGACGGTGGTTGTAATATGCCAGGAGATTTAGCAAAAGCATTTGGAGCAGGTGCTCACTTTGTAATGTTAGGTGGTATGTTAGCAGGACATAATGAAAGTGAAGTAGAAGTTAAAGATGGCAAAAGAGAATTTTATGGTATGTCTTCTGATAGAGCAAGAGAAGTACACGGAAAAAGAAAAGATGGTTATAGAGGTAATGAAGGACGAGCAGTTATATTACCAGATAGAGGACCAGTTTCAGAAACCGTTGAAGATATATTAGGTGGAGTTAGATCAAGTTGTACTTATATAGGTGCAAGACGATTAAAAGATATTCCAAAATGTGCTAGTTTTGTAAGATGTAATCAACCATTAAATACGGTATTTGAATCATATGATAATAACTCATAAATTAAATTGGGATAAATGTCTATCTCACCAGATTTGGCCAGCAATTAAAAAAGGTTGGAAAGATGAAGATAAACCTATACACTTTTTTTGGGGTTTAGCAGGTGCAAATATAGGAGAGATAAGAAAGTGTGTAGAAAATAAAGAAGAATATTGGTTTGTAGATACAGGTTATATATCAAGTCAGATTACTAGATATCCTGAACCTAAAATATTAGACGAGAAAAGAACTTACTTTAGAATATGTAAAGGTAGTTTTCATACTAATTTAGGTAAAGTTAATACACCTGCTAGATATGAAAAATTATTAAAATTAGGTATAGACGCAGAATTTAAAGGTTGGCGTGCTGATGATAGAGGTAAACATATATTATTATGTCCATCTTCACAAATGGTTACTTATCATTTAAATGGTATATCACAAAAAGAATGGGTAGAAGTAGCAAAACAAGAGATTAGAAAATATACAGATAGAGAAATTAGATTTAGAAACAAACCTAGACCAGGCAATGAGTGGTGGGATAAAGATATTAAAGAAGACTTAAAAGGTTGCCACGCATTGGTAACCAATTATAGTTTATCTGCTTTTGACGCCTTATTTAACTATGTACCTGTATTCGCAGAAGCAAATAGTGTAATGGGTCCTGTAACTAGTAGAGATATTAGTAAGATAGAAAAACCATTAAAACCAGGTAGAAAGACTATGGAAGAATGGTTAAAGTTTGTTTCAGAAAATCAATTTACACTTGCTGAAATGGCAGATGGTACAGCATACGAAACATTAAAATATCAAAATGAATAATGTAGTTTGTTTATATTGGGGAAACAAATATAAAACAGAATATGTAAATATTCTGTACAATATGACACAAAGACATTTAACTATACCTCATAATTTTATCATTTATACTGAACATACTAAAATGCCAAAACTGGTAAAAGGTGATAATGTAATAGTAAGAAAATTACCATTCCACGATTATGAACATTGGTGGAATAAACTTACTTTGTTTAGTCCTGAAGCAAACCTAGAAGGTGATTGCTTATACTTTGATTTAGATGTAGTAATTTTAGAAAATATAGATTGTTTTTTCACACACGCAAAAGATAAGAAAGTTGTATTAATGAGAGATTTTAATAGATCAACAAAAGGATTCAATTCAAGTATAATGAGATTTAATAATGAAGTAATGACGCCTAATGTATGGAAACCTTTTTTAAAAGAAAGGAAAACTTTGCAAAGATTACAAGGTGACCAAAATGTTATATCACAATTGATAAAACAAACACCTGATAAATTTGATTGTTTTCCAGATGAATGGACTTTTTCTGCTAAATGGTATGATAGAGATAATCCTAGATTTCAAAAATCAAGGTTTACTTTTGAACGATATCCAGGTGCCAAAGTTGCAGTATTTCACGGAAAACCTGATCCTAACCAACTCGCCAATCCACACCCACACGAATCATACGATCCAAAATCAATAGAATGGGTCAAAAACCATTGGAAATAAAGGGTGTTCTCCTTTTGTTCTCTTTAATACATCAAAAAACCTAGTAAAATCAACACTTTTTAGTGCTTGACTTTTAGTGCCATTATGATATTATAATAGTATGAATAAAAAACAATTAATCACTAACACAAAGGATACACTATGGGACAAGTAAAAAAATGGGCAACTGAATGTGCTGAAAACGCAGTAGGTTGTGTAATAAATGATTATCTTAAAAACAAGATTAATACAGAAGACGCAAAAAATAAAATAATGAAAATTGAAAATGTTAACCTTGCAGAAGTAGATGAGAACAATGTTGACGAAGTTTTATTTTATGCAAAAGAAGATTATAATAGTAAAAGAGGAAAAGAATATCACGGAGGTATAAAACAATAATGCCAGATAAAATAGTTAAAACAGATAAGAATATTATGGTTGAAGGTAAGTCTTTAGATAGTTATGTTAATGGTGATACTTTCAATGTATGTTATTTAAGAGAGTATATGGATCCTGAACACGAAGGTGATTTTTTCTATGCTTATGAAACGGTATATAGAAATGTACCTAACAAATTTAGAAAGAAATTTAACGATAAGACAAAACTTAAAATAGTTAAATTTTTAGATTGGAATTATAAAGAAACTGCTAGTAATTTTGCTAAAACAACTAGAGTAGAATTAATAAGTGAAAACAAATATTACCAAACATATGAAGATGTATTTGGTGATGTTGCAGAAAAAGATAACCATATGTTTAATGATTATGGTCAATCTTATGACACAAGACAAGGATTTAGAAAAGACTTTAATCCAGAATTAACATATAGAAGAAATCCTAGAAAAAAGATTATTGAACTACAAAGAGGAATACACTAATGAAATATAACGAAGATAAAATTATAAAAGAAATTTCAGATTACATTAAATCAACCTATACTGAACATTATAGTACAACGAAAGATGGTTTCCAAGTACAAGATATGTTAAGACATTTAGGTATTGATAAAGATTTCTGCCAGGCAAATGCAATTAAATATCTTGCTAGATACGGTAAGAAAAACGGTAAGAATAGAAAAGATTTATTAAAGGCAGTCCACTATGTAATATTATTAATGAGTAGTGAAGATGAAGAATTAATTAAACAACAAACGGATCCATCCCACAACCAATGGGGTGTGAACGGTGAACCACAAGGGAGGACACAATAATGGCAAAAGTAGAAACAGATGTTTATACATTTAAAGATGATGTAGGTAAAAACCTATACAGAAAGAAAACATATTATACACTTGTTATTGAACAAGATGTATTGGCAAATAATAAAGATGAGGCAGATACGAAGTTTACAGACTTCGGTGGTATCAATCATAGTAAAATTACTAAAGACTTAACAGACACCAACGATGGTGTTGAAACATATATGGTTGACGCTAATTATACTGATTCAGATACAACTCAATATATCGGTAAGGTAAAATATGATACTGATACTTACGATCAATCACTAGAAGACGCAATTGAAAATGGTGATATTGAAATTGATACTTGGGCAGATGAAAACGAACCACATCAATTAACTAAAATCAAATTAAAAATGACACCTGAAGAAGAAGATAAGAATGCTAATGTTGTTAGAGATAAAGACGGCAATGCTATTGCAGTAGAGTCA